AGTGAAATCGACCTCATTAAAAATGGTAAAATTATTGAAAAAGAGATACAGGATCCACAAACCATGTATGGTAAAATTAGGATTTAAAAGTTCTCTATAAAATGTAATGATCAGTATTGATGAAATAACACGTATATCTGAAAAACGAAATCGTCTAAGAAAAGAAACGTATATCAAAATACACGAACAAATATCTAAAAAGATACGTCAGTCAGTTGATTTAGGTCACAAGTATATTTTCTGTCAAATACCTTCGTTTGTAATGGGATTTCCTCAATTTAATAGAACAAAAGCTACAGAATATATAAAAAGGCAATTTGAGATAGGTGGATTCACAGTTCAGATGATAGGGGAATACGAATTATGTATTTCATGGAGACCCAATAAAAAAATAAATAAAAATAATCAACAGCATACTCATTCAGAAGACATAGAAGAATTTCCTACACTCGTTAATCTTAAAAAAGCTGCTAATAAATACAGGAGAAATGCGTGAGAGTTAAAGTTTAATAATGTAAATATAATACAAACATGAGTGATCCACTTAACATTCTCGTAGAAGCAAAACGTGAGTATATAGGTCAATTATGTTTGCTCATGTGTCCAGTCATGATTGAAACATTTGAAACAATGTATGAAGAATCTTATAAACTCTCAAAAGGTAGAAAGGTTCTTGTAATGTACCAAAAACTTTTAAAAGAGGTGCCAAATTGGAGTGATTCCATGTCTAAAACACATACGGATAATATAACAAATAGATGTGCATGGTTTAACGACCTTCTAGCTGCTGTTTTTGTAAGTTGTGTTAAAATTTTGTCTGCAGTTCGTTTAAATAAAGATAATAAGAAGATTTCACTCAAGCTCCCAACGAATGAAGTTTTCATTCAAACGTGTTATAATAACGCTGCTAAAGATTTATACCAGGATCCTTATATTTACCATGAAAATCAAAATGAACATACAAGAAATGACAAATTATATGAAAGATTTTGTGTATGTATTGAAACATCTGTGAAAGAACTCATACCCGTTCAACAAATTTTACAGACATACATGTCTCAGACAGAAGAGGGTCAAGACCTGGACGTTGGTGAAGCCGAAGTTGGTGACTCAGAAGACCCCGATCTTATCGATGGTTATGAAGAAGAAACAACAAATGATCCATTTGAAACACCTGCAGGAGAACCTACTATGGAAGAACATTCCATGGAAGAACAACCAATGGAACAACCAATGGAACAACCAATGGAACAACCAATGGAACAACCAATGGAACAACCAATGGAACCAGAACCAGAACCAGAACCAGAACAATCATCACCATTTGATAATGAATTCCGAACTATTACCACTAAACCACAACCACAACCACAACCACAACCACAACAGGAAGAGGAAGGTGTTTTATTTCCAGATGCATCCGAAACCCGTGCAAAAAAAGTTGGGTATTATTAAATGGAGTTCGAAGACTATTTACGAGACCCTGCATGGGCCGGGATAATCGCCGGGGCTATAACTGCAGGATATATACATTTTAAAGCAAAACTTAACAATGAAGGTAAACTTCCAGCGAGTGCATACGCAAAACCAGCTGCACTTGTCGCAATTTTAGTATTTTTTATCGTTACTAATGGATTAGGTAAGAAAGAGACCATATCAACGGAACCATTTTAATTTTCTAACTTAAAGATAATATACATATTTACAGTATAAAATGGCTTCCGTGACCGCGTTCAATGATATGATGGGTCAATTTCTTGTGGAATTACACAGGACATTTCCAGAAGAAAAAGGCTTGAAAAAGTGTTTATCGGCTTTTGATTTAATGAAGGCTTCTAATCCACGATTAGTAGTAGATGGATTCATGCAGGGTGTTGCACCATACGCTGATAAGATATCAGCAAAAGATGAATCTTTTTTTATTAAGGAATCAAAGAATTTAGATTTTATGAAAGGTGTAGATCTCGAAAAACATTGGGATTCTGCTTCCGAAAATACAAAAAATGCGATTTGGCAATATGTTCAAACATTATACATGCTTGGTACAACCATTAATTCTATCCCAGAAGACACACTTTCCATGATTGAAACAGTAGCAAAGCAATGTGCCGATAAAATGGGTGAAGATGGAAGTGAACTTGATGAAGCTGCTTTGATGAAAACTATGCAGGGTATGTTAGGTGGTATGTTGAAAAAATAAACTCACTATATATAAATGGCATCTTGGTTCGAAGATCCAAAACAATTGGTTCGTGTAGACAAAGTTCATGAATTTTGGCCCTCGAAGTCTCAGGCTTCATCAGACCGTGTCAATGCATCAGCTCGATTTATTATTTATGCAACATGTATAATTTATCTTATAAAGCGTGATCCACGTATTTTTGTTTTGGGTGCAACCGCACTCGGAGTTCTTTATATAATGGAAAAGTCAGATATGGTCAGGGAAGAACCTAATAATTCTTTAGAGGCTCAAGAAACAGCTATACAACAAAAAGTAAACGGCTCACTCGAATATAACAATATAGGTAAACCATGTACTACACCAACATTAGATAATCCTATGGGAAATGTTCTCATGTCTGATTATGTAGATAGACCAGATAGACCTCAATCGTGTTATTATCCAAAAGTGAAAAATTCGGTAAATAATTACATCACAAGTGATATTAAATATGGTCCAGCTCGTTCTCGTTCATCGATGCCAGAATATCAAAGAAATGCATTGTCGAGGCAGTTTGTAAGTATGCCAGATACATCTTTAGGTAATACACCGCATTATGAATTTATACATGGTAAAAGAGGTAATACATGTCGTCAAAACCCCCTTTTATGTAATCCAAACGCGAGAGGTGTACAACTTGAAGCGTTTGCAGGACTTGCACCAAATGGGGATGCGAGAATCACTGCAAGTAGACCATCGTTAAGTTAATTTTTTACATTGAAAATATTAGTAGATACTCGATTTCCATAAACAAAATCTTTTGTAATAGTAAATGGCGTATCAACTCCAACCAGGAATGAAAGTTGTTAAAGACCATGCGGTTCCATCCGTATGTGCAACTGAAGAAGTTTTTGTATATCCTCAGCCCAGTACTCTTAATTATGGGTCAAGTAGACCAAACACTATGTTGTATGGTACGGCCCCATATATGGCAGGTAAGGGTTCTCCAGCACAATACATAGATACATCTGATAGACTCAGACCACAAAGTACATCTCGTTTTAACAAAGTTTTAGCTAAAACGTACGAAAGACATTTTCATCCACTTCAAAATGTTGAATGTAAATTACCTCTTAAAACACGAACATACGAACCATTGAGTACTCGTGCCGAAACACAAAATGGGTTATTTCAGCAAAGATACCTCAATAAAAATCTCGCTAAGAAATAAGAATGGCTGATCCTATATCTATAATGGCTATAGCCGGTTTAGTTTATGCCGGACGAAAATTGAGTCAACCAGACGAGAAATACACAATAGAAGGCAATCCCATAGAAGAACCAGAAATACCATCGGATTTTTCCACTATGGAAGTCGCATCACAAACGGAATATTCAGGTCCAATATCACCACTTGTAGAACCAACTTATACTTCCAAACAGGAGATGAGCTCGTTCGGTGAAATTGCACCACAGCAAAAATCTTCGGGTGGAGAAATATTGTCCATGCGTAACCGTATGTATGATGCAGGAAGAATGAACAATTTATCACCAGTTGAAAAACAACTTGTTGGTCCAGGTTTAGGTGTTGGTGCAGAAATACCCGCTTTCGGTGGTCATCAGCAATTGTTTCGTGTAAACCCTGAAAATGTGGGTGCATATCGTTTAACAACTTTACCTGGTAGATCTGGTCCAGCTTATGATGTTAAGGGCGGTAGACGAGGAGTCGTCGGGGAAGTTGCAAACAATAGACCAGAAAAGACAGCGTTTCTTTATGGTCGTCTTCCACCAGCACCAGGTAGAGCCCAGGGTATGGGTGGTAGAACACCTCGAGCGGAACACGAACGTACAAAGAGAACGACAAATAGATCGGAGACGGGTTCGAGAACAGATACTTTGGGATTTGCGGGTGCAAAAAGAACAGTTTCGGCACTTACACGAGCTCAAGAACCAACACGTAATAAAATGGATGGTACGATTGAACAATATCAATATAATAATCGACCCGCTCCAGGTATAAGTAATTTTATGGGTGGTTACTTAAATGCTCCAGCATCCAAAATTGGCGAAAAGAGAACATTTGGTTCTACTCACACAGCCGAAGATCTCATGAAGTATGGGTTTAGACCAGACGATCGTCGTGGTAAACCAAACAGAACCGCTGGTCCGGGTCGTATGAATGTTCGTGCAGACGCACTTAACCAGGGTGGTATGGTCACAAGCGTTCGTTCTGATACTACAAGAATTGACGGTAGAATAAATGCAGCAAATGGTGGCTGGACACAACAATATAGAAATAACGATTATCACAAACTTAACGCTTATAAGGGATACGAAAATCCAAATGCATCTAGTACAGGTTTAGATATTGCGAAAAGACAACTTGCAAGTAACCCATTAATTCATGGTCTCTCTTAATTTAAATGAAATTGTGATATAACACTCATTAAAATAATGCTCCTATATTTTAATGAAGGTACACACCTTAGATATAGATAGTGGTGAACGTGATCCTGTTTTATACCCAAAACCAAGTGATTATGTTGTACATCTAAAAAATTCAATATATGACGTGACTAAAATTTCACTTATATCAGCACGTATACATAATAGTCAGTACCTCATACATGATAGAAATAAAACATTCGATGTTTTAACAAACGGAGGAAGTACTCAAACTGTAACTTTAGACGTTGGAAACTATAGTGGCGAGGAATTAGCTGCAGAAGTTAATGATAAATGTACTATAATCACAGGTGCAACTTTTGATAAGGATACGAATGCTATAACTTTTACGGGTTCGGGTGATTTTACATTTTGTTTTTATGGTGGTACGAATGGTTACACATCTACTTCAAGTGGTGGATATACAACTCCACATGATATTTTAGGGTTACCTGCTTCAAATGTATCATCGTCATCAAATTCATTGGAAACTGGAAGTATTAACTTACAAGGTCCAGATGCAATTATTGTTAAAATGAGTAGTGGCTCTGATGAATTTAACAAAACTGTATTTTCAGAAACACCATTTTATACAGGACGTATACTCTTATGTGGTGATGTAATTAACTTTTCGGGTGTTGATGATACTGTAGAACACAATTTTGATTCTGGGTCACAAAAAACGATATCAAGTTTACGTGTTCAGTTTTACTATAGTAGTAATAACCGATTAATACCATACGATTTTAGACATGCTAATCATATACTCAAACTTGCAGTAACATGTTATACTAATAAACTTGAAAACGCGACTAAAATGGAAAAAACGGAAGAAGAGTATATTTCTCCTCTCCCTACACCTATGAGTATCCCTGAAATAGAGGATCCGCGTAGATGGGATGCGTTTGTATCAATATTTATGGTAGTTGCAACCGGTTTAGTTTTATTACTTTTTATGCGTAAACCGAAAATTATCGAGTAACCGCGAAGATTGGTTGTGCTGGCTTTGTGACCTTAGTGGAGACACGAGAGATGCCAACATAGACCAAGATGGACAAGAGCGTCGTGAACAAGGCAGTAAGTGTGTAGTTCATACCACCGTTCTTGTTAACCTTAACAACTTGGTTAACCAACCATCTCACCAGGTCCATCCACGAGAGGGCGGCGGCAAAGGAGAAGCCCGCAACAACGGCGTTGAGGGATTGTGACTCGAGTTCACGAGCGACGAGCGTAACAGTTTCAGCGACAGCGGCAGTAGACATTTTTTATATACATTATCCTGAGATTTTAATCGGGGAGTAAATCTTCTTCGACTAATATTTTTTTATAGTGTTTAGGTTTCATATATCCTTTTAACATACCTATATTTACACGATCTATACCAGAACCAGAACTAGAATCAGATTCCGAATCGGTTTCGATATCAGAATCACTTTCGGTATCAGAGCTATCATCACGTAATTTAAAATATTTAGAAGTCGTCACATACCCCTCAGGTTCTGATGTGTTCATTACTATCTATAGCATTTTTTAACATTAATTCTGACGGATTTTTTGGTTGCCACACATTCCAATTATCGTACGCCATATTCATTTTGACGAACTTATATTCACGTCCTGAATACCGCGTAAAAGGAATTTCTTCTTCTTCAATTTCAATATCGTCTTCATCTTCATCTGAAGATTCTTCATATATTTCCGGGAAATGTGATCCCATTTTCTTACCAACTTCATTCATGGCACAATATTTCATTGCATATTCCATGTCTTCACCAACTACCATATCTCTACCACACGCTTTTGCGTATTCTGCTGCGAGAACCATGGACCTTTCAAGTATGGGTTGAATAATATTAATAGCAGAGTCCTGGACCTG